ACTCATCTCCAAATTCAAAGTCTTGTCCATACTCATCGTATTTACCTTTAGTTAATACATCAACAGATTCTATAGATCTATCTAATCTTTTTAATTGGTTAGCTGAGAAAGGCATTTGCGCTTCTACTAAGTGTGCAAATATTTTACGATTACGATCTCCATCTGTGTCTTGGTCACTGTAGATTTGAAAACCCTGTCTTGATCTTCCACCTCTTATAAAAATATCAAACATCGCTTCAGTCCAAATAGATTCTGATATAAATGGCTCACCAAACTCTTTCATTGCTACAAACATACCTTTTGAAAAATCATCCATAATACCATCGTTATCAGTTCTACCATCCTGCACTGAATTAATTACAGTTTGTAAAGGTCTAAGTAATGTATCGTATGCATTAGCATGACTAAAATCTACATATTTAAAATTACCATTTTTATCTTTAATAGGAAGTAGTGTAGAGTTCTTAGACCATTTAGCTGCAAATCTTCTAATAGCCTCTCTTTCTTCATCAGTCACATCATACAATGCCTGGAAAGCAGCTGTTGTAGCCACTGGTACAGCTGCTACCGTTGTAGTAAAACCAAATAATCTTGTGTAACCTATGCTTTCCATAGGTTTTACAACTCTACCATCAGCTAAAGTTATGGTTTCACTTATTTCTCTTAATGCTCGTCTTACAATATTTGTACCTGTTCTAGCTATTTCTGCTGGGAATGATACGAAGTTACCAATAGGTAGCTTTCTTAAACTTTTTACAAAATCAGATACGTAATCATAATTAGGTATATTGTTTCTTACAATGTCAGCTGCTTCTTCTTTTAAAAATTGATCATCGAGTCTTACGTCTACACCATTACGTTTAAAAAACTGTCCTCTTGTTACACCAATTTTTTTAAAAGCTTCTTCTAATCTAGATTTTTCTATAGCCCATGAGTATATTTTCCAAAAATCATCTTCGGCTGTGTATAAATCTTGTGCTGATGATTTGAGTTTTGATAATGGTTTTAATAGTAATCTCATACCTTTAGTTGATGTCATTGTTTCACCAAAATTTACGTCTTTTAACAGTCTAGATAAATCTCCAAGTCTTACGCTAGAATTTACAACACCTAGTTCTAGTAGTTCTTCGTATAATTCATTCTGTTGTCTTGTACCTTTTAATCCTGTTTGCAATGCTTGATATGCCTGTTTAATCGCAGCAGGATCTGCTGCAGGTAAGAGACCGTTTGCTGCAGCAAAAGCTGCAGCACTTACAAAGTTACGTAAGTGTGTGACTGGCGATAAGATTGTTTTAGCTATCTGTGAAGTAGCTTTAGGGTATAAGATTAAACTTTCATATAGCCTAGTAAGGGTTCCTTTTTTATTTGAATTTTTAGAAACTTGCTCCATAGCATCTGCAATACCATCTCTTGCATAGAAAGGTTTCATAATATCTCCAAATGGATTACTTGATTGAGCTCTAATATTTACATTTAAAGTTTGTGCAGGATCAATAGGTTCTATTCTTCTGAAAGAAGCTTCACCAAAAAATTGTCTGGCTTCTCCTTCTGATCTTGCAAACATAGGTTGTGGTACAGTTGTTTTATCTGCAGCTGCTTTCCAATTAGTAATAATGTCATCGTTCTTTTTTATAAGATTATTATAAAATAAATTACTTCTTGTAATTAAAGATAGTTTAGCCATACCACCTATCATAGTTTGCATCGGATTTTTTTGTTTACCAAATAGATCATCAAACACTTTTCTATCTGCTGCTGATTTTAAATCTCCAATTGATATTATATTTTCACCAGATCTTGTAAGAGCGTCATCTAACACAGTTCTATTTACAAAAAATTCTGGAGCTTTAAATAAAGCATCTGAAGGTTTATCTGCTCTAAATCCTTTTGGCATTATAGGCGCTCTTAAAATACCACTAACTATTTGTTCTGCTTCTAAATCTGTAAGATCTTTACCTGCTTCTTTTGCGCTAGCCTTAAATAAGTTTTTTGCATTTTCAACTGCTTGAGCTGCAGGTTTATATCTTAAAAAAGGTATAATACTTTTTTCTTGAAATATATCATATGTACTACCAATATAACCTTTAAATTTCTTACCAAATTTATCTTTAAATTTTATTAAATCTTCTGGATCTACGACACTACCCAAGTCAGTAAATAAATTTGACCATTTAATTCGCATAGCAGATAATCCACCAAGAATAGATCTTTCTAGTTCTTCAGCAGTTTGTGCATTAGGTGCAAATTCTTTAATTGTGTCTTTTATTCGTTGTATGGAACCAGCATCCATATCTCCAAATTGTGCTATCATTCTATTGCTGTCTATTACTTCCGTATATTGATTTAAATCTGCTTGCTTCATTTGTTGTATAAGTAACTCTTCAGCTCTGGGGGATTTTGCACTAGCTTTAAATAATTCTTTACCTTCTGCATTTAAAACTCTTTTTTGTCCTTCACGAGTAAGTGTAGGAGTACCAGATACTAGTGCGTCGGATAGCTCCTCTAAAAATTCATTTCTTCGCTTTGCAGTTTGTGTTTTTCCTATGTTTCTAAAGAAAGGAAATACTCGATCAATATCCATGTCTAACTCTCTAGCTAAATTTTTAGTACCAATCGCATCAATTGCTCGCGCTCCTATTGTCTGTCTTTCTATATCAAAAAACTCTTGTGTTTTACCACTACGTGCCCTGAACCCTGTTACCACTTTATCTATCAATCTATCAATCCCAGAGTTAGCCGTGTCTAATCCTTTGTTTCTGTTTGTTATTTTTTTAATAACTTTACCTGCACCACCAAGCACACCTGTAAATAATGCACCCTCTGTACCAAATTTAATTCTATTTAATATTTCTCTTGTTGCATTTGGATCCGTGTCAATTCTATTTATTTCAGTTGGGCCACCTAGTAAGTCTCCAAAGGTTCCAGCCTCTTCTACATCACCAACAAAAACACCTTCCGCCAAACCTCCACCTAATGCACCGGCCATAAAAGCCCTACCTTGACCTTGTGCGGTTAAGGATACAGCATCTTGACCTGCTTTGATTAACGCTGGATCATTTAATTTAACATATTTTTTATTTTTAGCTGCAAGCATAGAAGTCTTAGCTAAATTACTTGCACCTTTGTACGCGATACCACCTGGAATACCAATATTAACAATTAGTTCTGTAATTTTTCCTGCAGCGGTTGCCTCTGCTTTTTCATCAAATTCTGTAAGGTCATCAAACCATGCTTCAACTGCAGCAGCTTTACCGCTGTCAACACCAAGATCCATAAGACTTGCGCCTAATGAAAAGAAACCTTTTGGTATTGCAATAACACCAGACGCTACGCCCGATAACATGGATTCTATTACACCTATTTTATTTTGTGGTTGTGATGATTTGTTTAACCGGTCCATTAAAATACTCATGGATTAATTACTCCTATCTTAATTGTCTCTTTTGGTTGTTGTCATCAATTGCAAAAACGGATTTGTTTACAACATATATGCCAGGACCTAGTTTATTGTTTTTAACTTCGTCTTCAAAAATCTTAATGTCCGTTGCGTCTTTTTTAATTAAACCTTTAGTTTTTGCGTCAATTAATTCAGCATCAGTAATAACTACTTGTGGAACTACGCCTTCATAAGTTAATCTCACACCTTCAAGGATTGTATCAGTGGTCGCGGTTGTGGAATTATTAGCTTTATTAGCTATCAGTACATTTTCTGAAAGGTTTTTACTTTTATCAAACCCTAAATTTTTATAAGCTTGGCCAATATCAACGTTAAATTCATCTGAATAATTTTTTGCTGCTTGGTATTGACTTCCTTTATCTTCTTTTTTTAAATCTTTTTGGATCTCGCCTTTAAGAATAAGACTATTAATTGCTTGTTCAGTTGCTTTAGGTTTATCAAAAGCTTTACTAGTAGACCCAATGATTTTATTAATTAAACTTCCGTCTTTAATACTTCCTTTAAAGTCAGGATCGCTAGTTACAGCTTTACTAGCTGCAATCAAAGAATCATAAGCAGCATCTTTTTGCATACCTTCAATATCCATAATTTTTCTATAGCCTTCTATACGCTTTGCTTTTTGTTCCGCAGCAAACTTTTCTTTAGCTAACTTAGCTCCTTCCATTCTAGCTTTTTTCTGTTCTGCCATAGCTATTTTTTCTGCATCAGTTAGAACTTTAGCTTCATCATCTGTAGGTTTTGGTTTTATTTTATCGTTAAATATCCCTGTGCCAGGTATTTTATTACCTTGCTCGTCAAACCTTTGACCTAGTACATTTGGTAAATATTTATCCGGACCAAAAGGTTTTCCTGTAGGAAATGCGTCTGTAAAACCTAAAGTAATACCACCAATTGTAAGAGGTGATTTCGCAGCACCTGTTAGAGCCTTACTTGCATATTTAGAGATCGTACCACCAGCACCTGTTAGAAATTTAGCTTCGGGTGATCTCATAAGATATCCACTCACACCAGTTTGGTTTGGTTCAAAAACTTTTTTAATGGGTGTAAATGGATCTTTATTTTTTCCAGTAGCTATTTTTGTACCTACATCTGGTTTATATACTGTTCTACCAAATAAATTTTTTAATTTATTTATTCCTAGTCTTCCATATCTTAATGCTAAAGGTGCAGCTCTTGCAATACCAGAGGCTATGCCCATTCCAATAGGAATTAATGGTGCAGCATAGTTAGCTCTGCCATCACTAGACATTGGTGACAAAGGACTTCCTACTGTGTTAATAGCTTGTGGTTCACCCATAGACCCACCTTTTCTTTTTGGTTCTCTAATACCAGACATAACCCCTTCCTTAATGGGTCCTCCGTATTTAAACATTGGTCTATTTAAAGTTTTCATGATTATGATTTACCAAATATTTTTCCGTACAATCCACCAATACCCATAGCTGTACCTAGTGCAGTTTGGTAAGGATCCGCAGGAGCTTGTTGTTGAAATTGTTGTCCAGCTACTCCACCAGCTAAACCAGTTATAGCATCACCATATCGACCAAGCCTTGCGTAAGGCTCATACGCTGCTGTCTGGGCTGCTTGTTGATCCGCGGTTAATAGAGCTTGATCTTGAGCTCTATTTAATGAACCGAGTGTACCTAATGCATTAATGTCCGCACCCATACCTTGTCGGTTAAAATTAGATAGACCCATTTGAGCAACTCCTTGTTGTCCAAAAGCATTTGCTAAATTGTTTTGTGCAACACCTATGTTCTGTTGATTAGTAAAATTTTGTTGGCCTAATTGATTAGCTTGAGTGAATCCTTGTTGTAATAGCTGTGCTTGTAAAGCAGCTCTGTTTATTAATGAGTCTGCATTATATTGACCCATCATTGCTCCCTCTCTACCACCACCAAAATTACCTGAAGACACTGCGGCATCTCTAATACTTTGTTGTCCACCTAATCTAGATCTATCATATTCACTTAAAGTAGCGTCAATAACATCTGTTTGATATGGAGACATAAAAGGTTGGTAAGCGTTAGGTCCGGTCAAAGAACTTAGACCCCCAACCGTAGATGCAGAATCCCCTAAGGCTCCTGCAGATTGTCCTTGAAAAGTTTGTGCTGCTTGTAAATACGGTTGATAAGAACCAACACCTTGTGTGGCTAAAGCTGTTGCTTGTGTTTGCAGTGGATCTTGTCCAGCAACAAACTGTCTACCAGTAAACGTATCGGTATTAATGGGTGCTGAATATGCGGCCGTCGCCTGACGGGCAAAATCTTTTGAAGTATCTTGTAAATAATCTGGTAATGCCATTATATCATCCTTGATTGTAGTGCTTGTTGTTGTTCGTACATTGCTTGAGCACCATTTGGTTCTTCTACAATTTCTTCCGACATCATTTCTTCTTCACCACCACCTTCTAAACCTTGTGACTCTTGAGAAATTTGTCCTCCTGCTTCTAAGTTATCCATTAAATTTTGCATAACTGCTGAACCTTGGTCTATATCTCCACCGCCTGCGTTTCTTACCGCATCGGCTGTGAATACAAATTCATTTTTAGATAGTCTTGCAGGAACATCGTCAGCTCTTTCTTCACCACCCATTTCTACAAACCCACCAGTTTCTCTAAAATCTTTTTCTTGTCCACCCATGTCAATCATTTCAGCTTGTTCCGTGTCCATGATTCCACCTTCAGCAGCATTAATTCTACCGCCGTTAGCTGCCATGGTAGGTTGTTCCATACCTTGAGACTGTTGTTGCTGCATTACTGCTTTAACAAATTGTTCAAAAGGCATATCACCACCTTGTTTTCTATATTTTGCGTAAGCCATCATTAACATTTGTTGTGCTTGTTGATCCCCTGCACCACCACCCATATTTAAAAATGTTTGTGGTTGTCTAAAAGATTGTCCTGCACGTGATCTCATAAATTCTTCTTCTTCATCATCTACTAACATACCATTAGCATAACCAGCTCTACCACCGTCAGCTGCATAAAAATTTTCTGATACAAATTTTTTCTGTGGCATGAAATTTAAATTGCTGTTTTTTGGACCGCCGCTGTAATAAGCTCTTGCTTGACCTGTTATATCCTGAATACTAGAAGGCATTCCTGTAAATGATTCTGAAACTTCTTCTACCTCATCATCATCACCACCCATCATAAAAGGTAATGCTGTTGCTAATGCACCTCCAGTAAGAAAAGCCGTTTTACCACTAAAGTTTTTACCGAAAGGATTTAGTTTACTTAAAAAGCTAGGATTACCTGTAGTGCTTCCTCCACTACCACCACTACCACCACCAAGAAGACCTAAACCACTTCTGGCTCTAGCTAAACCTGTTAATAAATTAGAACCTACCATAGAAGGAGCGTATGTGCGCGCTTGAAGTAAACTTCCAAAACCGCCGCCAGCTGCTAATGAACCTAGTCCTGCAGTACCTGCATATAACAAAGCAGCTTTACCTATGGGACTTTTAGCAATTTTTTTAACACCACGAACCGCTTTTTTTACAAAACTACCTAGGCCATAGTTCTGTCTAGGAGCCATAAGACCCATATCAGCATATCCGCCTTGGTTGTACATTTGTCTAGCTTGTTGTGAATTTGTTATTGCCATATAATTTTTCCTTATTCTATACGTTTTACTTTGTTTTTAAAAACAAATCAAGAGGTGGCATCATCACATTTACGTCTTGTGCCATATCTTCTTTTTTATAACCCTTGGTTTCCCAGTCTTTTCTTTCTTTAAAAACTTCTCCAGTTTCTTTGTGTCTATAAGTAGTAGTAACGTTGGCTGCATCCAACATAGGTATCTCTTTTCCGTCTATAATAGTAGTTTTCATTAGTCTATTTTCTCCTTTTTAATGTTTAAAAAGCTAACCGCAAAATCAAATGAGTCTGTAGTGCTTGATTGTATAGTAAAAGCAGACCCACCTTCTACGATTAATGGTTGAGTTAATAATTCTGTGGTTACATTAGCTGTCAATGCTGCAGATTTAATAGCTGTGATACTATTGTTTGTAACAGTCACTGCTGGTGTTCCTGCAGATGTAACTAGAATGGATTTAATAATTATAGTTTCATTTACCAAAGGACTATTTGTTGCAAAAACAGTTAATGCATTTCCTGTAGTATTATTATCTGTTCCTACAAATTTGTATTGGTTTACTACTGCCATTATTCTAAAAAGAAGCTCTTAGCTTCTATCTCTTGTTTTACTTCTTCCTGAAAAGAAGAATTTAATTTTGTGATTACGGAGTCCAGATCCCTGACTAAAGATTGAAAGGTTCTTTGTTCATACTCTTTACTTGCTCTGGTTAGTGATTGTACAATTTTTGCCATAATTAATCCATTTCACTATCTGAGTAACTTTCGGATGCTGCAGCATCTGCTGCCTCTGATTCTGCCGCTGTTTCACCTTTCGCTGTTCCAAAAGTTTCGTAATCTTGACGATCTATAACGTCTTGACCAAATTGTTGAACATCTGCCGTATCTCTATTAGAAAAACCTAGCCCAGGATTTCTTGAAAAACTTCCCCCCTCTGGAATATCAATATCATTATTATAACCAAGAACCTTTCTACCAAAATCATATACACTTCTACCCATATTATACATTGCCAATGGAGCTGCTAATGGTGGAGCTAACATACTCATTGGCATATTAATTAAATTTCTTCCGAAATAACCTGCTTGATCATATCTATCAAGTAAGTTTCCAAGACCTGCATTAGGTCCAGGAGGTAATCCTTTACCTCTACCATCATCATCCTCCTCTTCACCATAATTGGGAAAGGGGTAATATTGCTGTAAAGAACCAATACCCTCTTGAGAGGGATTAAATTCTACTCTATTCGGAGCACCAGTGTCCGTTCCTAAATTTAATCTGTATTGTTCTTGCGGTAAAAAATAATCTCCTTGATCGTATAAATCTTGATCTGCTGCATTGTAAAAACCAGGAACTGCCATTATCTCATACCCCCTGGAGAAATATCTAATCTAAAAGTACCTAATTTCCAATCTTGATCGCTACCTGTGTTAGAAACTTTTAATGCAATAGACCTGGCTCTAACTCTGGTACTTTTAAAAGTAGTGGTTGCATCAATTGCAAAATCGGTAGTTTGAGGAGTACTATTTGGATACATCCTAGTAGTAAAACTTACTTGAGTGTCCCCTGTTTGGTTTATGAAATCTGGTATAAATCTACTAATTCTCATAACGTATTGACCATCTCCTCTGATATCTGGTGTACCAACAGTCTGACCTGTATTACTTCTTTTTTGAGTAATGTCAAAATCACCTGATAATATATTTGCCTGTATCGGTGTAATAATACCACCAGCATTAACTTGATCAGTCCCCGTTTCGTGGTTATAGTATATCGTAATACCGTCCGTATTACCAGTGCAATCAGTAGATGCATTATCTGTTGAATCATAAAAGGTTGCGTGAGGTTTATTAAATACCGCTGAATCTTGCCAAGCGGTTCTCGGTACACCAACTTTACGAGATTGTCCATTTACAGTTACAGTATTCATTCTAGATGTGGTCCATATAGGACGTTGAGTTGATGAGTCTAAGTAGTTATAGGTAACAGATCTGTCGACCACATCCGATCCATTACTACAGTAGAACCAATTAATTTCTCCAAATAAATTATTTAAACCTGCATTAATTAAATCTCTAGAGGTATCATTAATACTATCATACACATAGTCCTCTACTAAACAGGGCATAGATTTTAATTGACCGTCGTAATTAAAGAAACCATTTTCCGACATCCAATAAGCGGAACCATCTACTTCAATACATGCATTCTTTCCAAACAATCCACAGTTAGTACCTACTTGTTCAAAGGAGAAAGTAAAAGGCTGTCCTACGAATTTCATTAAGAACAATGCAGTATCGGTCCATACATAAATGGAATCTCTACCTTTAATAGAACCCATAATTTTAGAACCGTCTGCAAGTCTTTGTGTTCCTGCGGTGTTCTCTGCTTTAACCGTATATGAATCTGTTTGATCAATACTTTCTTGAGAAGAGAATCTAATAAACATGTCGTCTTGAGTAGTAGGATCCCCCACTGTAGTTTCGGTTCCAAAGAATACTAAGTGTCTATCGGGTGTGGATACTAATACATGGCGTGATGCTGTAGGAGCATTTGCTAATAATGTTGCCCTAACAGAGGTAGCATTAGCAGCAGAGGCATCCCATTCAAAACATCTACCATTATAAATGAGTGCTATTAATTTAGTACCAAAATTATCTAATACCCATAAACCAGGATTAATCGTAAAGTCAGTAGAAGAAGGATCACCCCATCCAGCATAACTTGTAAGATTGGTAACGGTATCCCCTGCGCTGTGAGTTGTAGCAGTAGTACCATCTACTCCTCTGGCCCCGCCAGTTAAAGTATTAGTAGTGGTATTATTATTGGTATAAGAAATAAATTCATTACCTATTTGAATGGTCCCTGCTCCCGGAAACGCGGAGCTACTGTTTAAAACTATTGTAGTGGTGTTTGTATCTGTTAAAGCTGTTTGTAAGGTACTTGTTGCTGTTCCAGCTACTGTACCGCTCCATAGTCCTGTACCCCAACCAAAGCCACCTAATTGCTGTGCTGGCCCTACACTGTAATAACAAAGAATTGAAGCAGATCCAGCCGTACTTAAAGGAGTTCCGGACTCATTAGCATCCATGGTTATAACAAAGACGGTAGGCGAAGTTATAGAAGTAACCATAAATTTTTGATCTTCAAAAGACGAGTTCGTAAAAGTAGATCCACTTAGACCAGAAACGCTATTAAATAAAACAATATCGTTTTTTAATAATCCATGGGGACTGCCGGTAGTTATGGTTATGGTAGGTTGACTAGATGCACTGGTAAAATTAGCCCCTGTTAAAGTAACTCTAATAGGGTGGATATCATAATAGGCACCCCCTGAATAAGCATATAAAATTCTATTGGTTCCTATAGCTGCATATTTAATACCCGCATTATCATCCCAATGATGAATAGCTCTTCCTACACCAGTTAATTTAGTACTTCCTAACTGTTGCCATCCGCCTATTTTTTCTGGGGAACCATATCTAAAACGTACGTTATCACCGTCAAACCACTGACCCTCGGCCCCGGTCTCGGTTACTTGCTTGTTAAATCCTGGTGCAAATCCTAATTTTTGTAACATAACTCTCCTCTAAATAAGGTGCCAGGACAGATTGGTGTGGTGGAAATCTATCCCAGCGTGGGGGAACTATATCATCTTTTAAACCAAGCGGGAAGTCCTAAATGTTCTCTTTTATCAAACTTATTATCTTCAGAGCCTTTAGTTGCTTTGTTATTGTAGTGTAAAAATACTTGTCCGCAATCCGTTCCTTTGAATGCATCTCTCCAATGTTCTAAAATATTGCCTCGATACACCAACATATCCCCAGGATTTAATTTTACTTTAGTTCCTTTGGATTTAGAAGGCTTATAAGCTCCTGTTTTATTATCTACTTCACCTTCTTTTTTATTTGGGTTAATATAAATAGGCCAATCGTCTCCACCTAGATTTAAAGTGGTAGATATTTCACAGCTAAACCTATCTTTATGTTTATGCAAAATATCTCCTTTTTTATAAATTCGTGCATATGCATACGTCTCAATTAATTTTAAACCTGTCTGTTTTTGCATAATAGGTTTTACTTCGGTAAGTAAAGTTTCCATGGCAATGTCTCCATAATGAGAATAAGTTTCAGGAACTTGGGCGTCATTCCATACACCAAAATATTCGGTCATCGGTGAAATGTATTTGTTGTCAAATAAGGTTCTAGCTACTTTTCTTTTTAATAAAAAGTATTTGTATACAAAATCAGCAATCTCAGGGGAGATAGCTTTTTTAATTACTGTGTATCCATTTTTCTCAAAACTCATTTTTTCTCCTTGGTTGGGCTTCGTAAAGTATTAGTGATCATTTTCCTCACCGCTTGTAAGTTAAAGTGTATAAATCGAAAAGGTTCTACTCCATCATCTACGGTATATTGATGTTCTAAGTATGCAGGGAAAAAGATCATAGTTCCAGGCTTTGGCTTGTAATGAATTTTATCACTTCCAAAACAAATCTCTTCTGGTTTTTTTAATGGTAATTGAGTCATAACTTTAGCAAGTCTAGGATCATTAAACACAGGCATAGAAGTATTTTCAGAACATTCTAAAAAATAAAATCCAGAGACATGATTATCATAATGAATATGACTATCGTGATGTCCACCACCTTTATCTGCAAATTCTTGAACCCAAAATTCTGTCCAAAATAATTCATACCCTGACATATCATAACCCATATGATCCATCACATTCCAACTAGTGGCTCCGATATATTTTTGTAATTCTTTTAATTTAGGGTCTCCAATCAAAGAAGTAGAATGATAACTTAATCCATGATCTCCTATTTTTTTACCAGTTTTTTTCTCTCTATCCTTAATTGTTTTTTTTAAATTTTTTCTTGCTTGATTAATATAAGTATCACAAACTTTATTAGTAGACTTAACCCATTCAGGTGCTTCTACATGATAGATAGGCGATTGAAAATAAAGGGAGGTAGATAGTGGATCTTTAATAGACATATTATTTAAACGGATATCCTAAGTTCCAAATAACTAAAGAATATCTTGTTCCTTCTGTTACGGGTTTGACTCTATGCCAAACAAAGCTGGGAAATACTACAATAGAGCCTTTGGGTAAAATTTCTAGACAAGGTCTAGTAGGGTTTGGATCATCTGTATTTCTAAATTGAAACTCTAATTCTCCACCTTTATATTCTTTTGGATCGGACAAACTACAAGTGACTGATAACTTTCTAATCTTTCCGTGAGTATCTTTATTATCTGGATTTGCATAAGGTTGATCCCAAGAATCACAATGCCAATCATAAAATTGATTTAATTTGTATTTAGTAAACTGACAAGACTCAGAAAAATCCCATTGAAAATTCCATCCCGCACTAGCATTTGCTTGATGTACATAGGGTTGAACTTCTTTGTAAATCCAACGATCATTGAGCCAAGCAATATTGGAATCTCTTTTTTTTCGTAAATCATTTAATTCTTCTTGTTCTAATTTTTTTGCTGGATCTAATTCGTCTAACTCTTCCTCTGATAAATGAGCAGTTGCTTCTGAAACTTTTATTTTCTTTTTAGGTTTTTTTGGTTTTGTTTTTTCTTTTTTTTCTAACTCTTCTAATTTTTTAGTTTGACCACCTGTCAACGCAATTTGCTCACGTTGTTTATTTCCATACTTTATAATATCATCACAAACCTGTTCAGGTATTGCTGATTTAAAATACCAATAGTAATTTGTTAAATTCATAAATTCTTTATATTCTTTATATTCTT